CTTGTGGACTTTATTTTCAGCCGCCCATTCAAAGTAGTCATCCCAGTCAACTGTCATTTCCAAGTGAACAAAACGGTTAGCCAACGGAGCAGGCATACGGAATGTAACGCCCTTGTCAGTTTCACGGTTACCAGCCGCTACCATTACAACATTATCTGGCAATTGGTAAGTACCAACACGGCGATTCAAAATCAGCTGATAAGCCGCGGCCTGTACACTAGGAGCCGCCGAATTAAGTTCGTCCATAAACAAGATAATTTGTTTATGCTTTTTAGCAAATTCCATGCTAGGCAATTCGCTAGGAGGTGCCCAGCGCATAGTGCCGTCGTTACTATCAAAATATGGAATACCTTTGATATCAGTAGGTTCCCAAAGACTCAAACGTACATCAATTACGTAAGCTTCGAGCTCTTCGCCTAACTGCTTAACAATATCAGACTTTCCAATTCCAGGAGGACCCCAGAGGAAAATCGGACGCTTGCTTTTAAATGCCTTACGCAGGGATTTTTTAGCATTTTTTGGACCGACTGTGCGGCTGATAATCTCGCTCATATGTTTCCTTTAAGTTAGCGGGTTAAAATTTACTGTATGTATGTATTATAAAGGAAAAAGCAGATTGTGTCAACAAGTTTTTAATTATTTTGGCAAATTAAAGTCTTTTAATTTGGTTCATCGGATAAGGAAACGGGTGTCCTTTGGAATAGTCTGCTTGAAAAATCTTCCGATTCCAATCTTCACAGTATAATCTAGCATCACTGCTGATAGTGTTTTTAGGCCAAACCCAATCTAAGAACTGTAATGCTTCGATTGGTGTGGCATGCGCATCTTTGTTTGGTGCACCTCTTTCTATTGTATCGATGGGAAAAAAACTATGCCAAAAGACCCCGCTAATTTTAGTGAATACGTCCTTATACAATTCAATAACATCTCGATCTTGAAATGTCAACTCTGGAATGGTACTACTACTACTACTACTACTATAAACGGTATCTCTAATAGCAGTACACTTAGGAATTAACGATGTTTTATCGTTAGTATCGTGCCACATTTTTTCATGCTCAGGTAAGAAATTAAAAATGTCAAGGTAAAATAAATTTGCCCAATCACACTCTTTATTTTCTAATAACAATTGAATAGATTTTATATAGGCAAGATCCCTAATCAATTGTGATCTTGAATCAAAGTAGAATTTTTCCATCCAATTTTTACCGTATAACTTTTCAACATTTCCGGGACTAGCATGCATCCATTTATTATTAGAATACCGTCCTTCTCGTTCTTTAGTTGTCCAGTATACAATTACTAAATCATCTTTACTAAATTTGTATTTGGCATCTGCTTCTATAACACTATTAAAAATGAAATGATTACTACCGCCAGGCTCTGCCCAGTTTTCATAGAAGTCTATATCTTGACCTATAATGTCAGCCCAAGTTGGCCACATATAGTTAGTGTTACTACAGCCAAATGCAAAAAATCTTTTATATTTAGACGGATCTAATGTTTCTATTTTCATTTAGCTAATTCTTTTTCACGTTCGGTCATGGCTTTGATTAGTCCAAATTTACGTATGTCGTCCGAAAAGAGATATAGCTCAAAACTTTTACGTTCGGAAAAAACTGTGATGCTTTCTTTGGTTAGGTAGTAGGGGCAATCGATGTATCTTTCTAAAAAAACAATAGTTTGGGGACTTAGTTCGATCGGTTCGGTAAATGGTATTTCGTAATCGGCTAAGCCCAATTCGTTAATCAAAAATTCGTAACCGTCTTCACTGAGTCGAAATGCGGATTGTTTATTGACTCGAGTTGATTGCCACCATTTGCGTGAGTACAATTTTACATTCGCATCATCAATACTCTTTCCCCAATTTTGTAAAAATATTTTAGTGAGAGTATCTCTAGGTATCATTTTATAATAGTACCTTGGGTTAGCTTAACCACTTGAAAGTCTTCAGAGCCAAACGTAAGATTTAACTTTTTGGCAAGATTATGAGCATGGCCCGGATTTGAGAAACTTACTTTTTTATATTTTGGACCGGGGTAAGAAGTGAGGCTATTGAACGATTTGAGATTGAATGGCTCGGACTTATAAAAGACAGCCCAGATGGCATCTGCTTCCAGAATTTGTTCTGCTTTATAAGTCTTCTTATTGATGTACTCTAACAGTATTTTTGGTTTTGGTCTCGACACAATGCGTCCTTAGTAATATACGCATATATTTATCCTATTTCGTGTCGAACCCACCGCCGTCTAATTGTACAGTAACTACTTCTGTATTTTGACTATTTTTAAGAGTATTGTATAGTGTTTCATAATCTTGTAATAGTTTATCTTGTAGTTCTGTAAGTGCTAAACTAAGTAATCTAGCCTGCTGAATAGTTACTTTAATTTCTTTTTGCTGACCCAATTCGGCAGCTCTAAGTAACTGTACAAATTGTGTAATAGGAGTTAGATTAATCTGATTTTGCATTGGCCAATACCGTTTTCATTTCTAGTTCAGATTTAAACGGTCCCTTATAATCATTTCTTTCTAGTGTAATTACTTTGGGACAAAAGCTCTTAACCCATCCCTTGTTAAATCTAATCGTGTAGTAACCTGCACAATATAAACTCTTGCTGGCATTTGATTTTGTATACAGTGGTAATTTGCGTCTTACGTCGTACATTGCATTGTAAGGATTGCTACTGGTCGGAAATCCGTGACATTCATAAACATCAGGCTGTGTAACTTTAACCTTTGTTCCAGTTAAAAAGAAGTCTTCTCCGAATTGTTTCGTAAGGTCTTGTTTTTTATTAAACATTACTTCACCGTTAGTACTACTCAAGATAAATTTATTATTTTCTTTTTTATGTAGAGTAGCAATCTTAGTTCCACCTTGTTCGATAATCCAAAACTTGCCATCTACGATGGGCTTTGCGTGTATCTCTGTCATAGTTATTCTTCCTCTGATTTTGGAAATTCTGGGCTAAACGGCCAACTAGTACTGGGGTTAGGTCTAGCTCTTAGTTTAATATTTTCTTCAACAACAGTTCCGTCTTCTTCACAAAGACTAACTTGATACGGAGCATCGATAGTTAGGTAATCATCTTCAACTTGCCAATCATGCTCTCCGTCAAACAACCAACCAGCTCCGCCTTCGTGATAAGATGATTCAAACGCTTCTTTTTCATCGTCAGTAAAGTCATCGCTGTATGTAAAGTAACAGGCAATACCATCTTCAAGTTCTGCTCCCCAGCCGCAGTCTGTACGAGCATAGGCCTGTTTTGCACCTTCAAATGGAAGATTACTATCCATGTCTGCTTCAACAAATCCTTGACCCCAGCGATAATGGTCTTCAATATTAACCCAACTAGTGGTATTGTCGGCATTATCTCGGAATAATTCTATATGCCAACAAATACTTTTCTTTTCAAGAGGTTTGATTAGATATACTTTGCTCATAGTTGTTCCTCGAATAAATTTAAGGCCGCTTTGGTAGTTGGATACTTGGCTTGGAACGGCTCAGCATAGGATTGTATGTTGTCTGCGATCTTCTTCATGTCCCATGCATTGCAGAATTTAAGCATACGAATACCTACCTGATCTACAGTTTTAGGTACTGCGTTTGTTTCGATTGTTTCTTGAATACATTGTTTAATATCTTCTGGTTGTGCAGTTAAATCGCATAATTGTATGTTACGTTGATAATCTTCTAGTACACGGTGTTCTACACCGTTGTGGTCGGACCAACGTTGCAACATGAGATTGTTCCACGCGAATCCTTTGCTTTTACGATCTTCAAACGCTTCTGTTAGACCAACTTTGTTTTTAGAACCCTTAGTACGCACACCGGGGTATGCTGAGAATACATTATCGCTAGTATCACCACGCATACATTTTTCGAACAACATCCACTCTGGATCTTGTGCCAGCTTAGGCTCGCCTGTCTTTTTATCTTTAACAGGTTTACCTTTAGCATCAAACGTGCCTTCGTGTGTGATATGTAAATCGCCTACACCGTTATATTGACTAACATTGCTACTAATAAGTTGTGCAAAGTCTCCGTCTGTGCTGATGATAACATGTTTGGCATCTGGATGAGCTTGACACCAACCAGCAATCAAATCGTCAGCTTCTAAACGAGGATGCTGTAATATTGTAGCATTGGTCTTTTCAGTAACAAACTTTTTAAACTCGTCAAATGCTTCCCAGAACAGTTTGTCTTCTTCTTGTTCTCGAACAGTCATTGCACTGCGGGTTTCTGCACGATTAGCTTTATAAGGCTTATAAAAGTCCTTACGCCAGCTTCGACCTTCGAGGCAGAAAACTACATGGCTACCGCCAAAGTCGTTCCATGCTTTCTTAATACTGTTAAGTGTAATATGAAAGGCCATGCCAAGTTTAATATCAGCAGAACCTTGAACAACGTGTCTAGCACGAAAAAATGTGTTAGCAGTATCAACTATAATATATGTCATTTAACTTCTGCTTTCCCGTTACCAATTTTACTTACATTAATATAACCAGCCGCATGTCTTATTGGATCTGCAACACCTGCTTCAGCTAGCATATTTCTTGCTAGGTCTCTGAACCAGCGATCGACAATCTCTTCTTCAGGATCACCATCATATCCATAACCAGCTTGTTTCAATTGTACTATAAACTCTGGGTTCCAGTCAAGCTCGAAAAACCCATTACGTATATTGTCTTTATTAATATGGGTATCTAACACACTAACCCATGCTTCGCCTTTTCGAGTAGCTCGATCCTTTGGAGTCATCTTAGCAAGCTCTTCAGCTTCTTGTGCTTTTTTAGTTTCTTCTTGTGCTAAAACCAATGCTTCTTGCGCTTGAATTTTTAAAAATTCAAGTTTATCAAAACCAAATAATCTTTTAATTAATTTTTTCATTAAGTTCCCCACTCGTTTTTAAATAGCGGCACTTGTAGTCTATCACTATAACGCCAACCACGCTTCATCGCAGCCAATGCTACATTCTTTGCATTTAGAGTATAAACACTTTCTACACCACCAACCGGCATTAGATAAGCGTGTCCCCTAAATCCAGCTGTCCTAAATTCTTCTACAGCACGTTCTGCATCTGCAATGTCTTGTTCTGTTGCAACAACAAATTTTAAATATGCTGTACCACGTTTTTCATACTCGCATACTACTTCCGGAAGATTAGCACTAACTGAAAATGTAATTTCTCTATCCCATTGTTCAGCAGTCCATTCGCCTAGATAATGTTTAAACTCTTCTGTTAGCTTTTGAGTACCATTTGTTTCAAATGTGATTTCCTTCAATCCCGCCATCTTGGGATGACTTAGTAAGTCTGGATAAGCACGTTGCCAACCTAACAACGGTTCGCCACCTGTTATAACTAAGTGTTCGTCTCGCCACTCTCCGAATGGAATAATTTCCGTAATTCTGTCGGCGATTGCTTCTGAAGTGAGCATTGGACTAAGTTCTTTAAAATCAGGATGCCAACTAGCATAACTATCACAGCCCGTACTAACCAAAGGAAGTTCTTCATATTTTGTAAACGGTGTAATCATTGTATGTGTAGCCGCAATGTCAGTTGCTTCGTGACTTGTTTCACCTCTAGGCATACCAAAGCCAGCGCATTTGAAGTTGCAACCAAATGTGCGTAGAAACACAGACGGTACACCCATGTAACGGCCTTCGCCTTGTATACTATAAAATAATTCTGCTATTTTGATTTTGCTCATACTGTATTATACACTCTTTTTAAATAATAAGTCAATTGTTTTAGACACTTCGGAAAAAATAAATGCATTACCTATTCCGGTATAGTGATTGATATTGCCACGTTCAGTAGGCCAAAATTTAGAAAAATCCAAATAATTTACTTCCGGTGCTGCCGGTACACTATCTGGAAAATGATCAATATGAATAGACGGTACAGTAATTATATTACTAATTTTGGATCTTATCAAACTGTAGATAGTTTTTTGATAATCGGCATCGTAATGATACTTAAACCAATTGATAGCAGTTTTAAGACTTGGATTAAACCAACTGAACTTAGGTGTTAAGTCTGTTATTATTAGATCGCAATCTTTATGTAAACCCACTGTATGTATTGGATGTTGTCTGGTATGCACACGGCTATCACTAGTATGACTAACAATAACTAAATCGTATGCCGAGACTTGAGTTGATTCTAATTGTTTTAAAATTTTATACTCGCTGACTCCAGCACAGGATAAGTTAGTTACACTATGACTGTTAGACAACAGCTCTATCCAACTGCCAGTTGTATTTGGCCAAATTGTAGAAAAGCTATCCCCGACAATTAAAACGTTCATTGTGATTTTAACCAGGGGATAAACATATTTGCTACTAGTTTATGATATTCTCGATTGTAATGCTCTTGGTCTTCGATAAGGTATTGTGTATGATCGATTGAATTTGATCTAAAAAATCCTTCTACAGTTTTTGAAGCAATCACAGTATTTTTTAATTTACCATAATATTCAAAATTAGTAGGAAATTTTAATCTGTCAGTAAAATTAAACAGGTATAGTTTGGCACCGCTATCAGTACAGATGTTGTCCCATGTATATACAGCATTAAGAAAATCTCTTTTTTCGAGATACGTGTTTAATTCACAAAATAATTTAACTTGCAAATAAGTATCTTTTCTTAGGTTAGGACTAGTGAGGCCTTTTTTAGGACTCAAATCAAATCCCGGAAATTTATTATAATCTTCGTAAAGTGGTTTATTAAACAACTGCACACAATCATCTTTAACATCCACATCTGCGTATCGATGAATTAACTCAGTTGATGCATCTTTATCAAAAAATGTAAAGTGATCAACTGGTGCTGGATCATCAGGCATTTCTCCGTCAAATGCTATTGTAAATCTATTTAGGCTAGCCATGCACAAGTAGACTTCGTCTATGTCGTCATACTTTTCAAACATAGTTTTAATCCAATCGGTATATACACGATTGTTAACACCAGCCATCGCATATAGTGCAACTGGTTTATTGTTTACTTCACTATAGATATCACAATAGTTATTGTCATTCCAAAAACTATAAGTTCCTACGCCAGTTTTTCCAGGAACACTAACATATCCGCACGAGTGGCTATCACCGATAAACAGTGTACGACTCATTGTTTTGCCTTTCGAAACTCTTCAACATCCGTAATAGCACTTTTCAAAGTTTCTGCATAGTTAAGAGCTTGTTGCTTAGTTAAGTGTACTGACGATTCAGTATCAATATAACCTTTAGTCAACAATGTCCAAATATGATACCAACGTGTCTTTGACCAAAAGTTTGTTTTACCTGTAGTATACACAGTTACAATAATGTCGTGATCGTCTGCTTCAATCCATACATTATGATTATGGTCGTCATCATGACAATTACAGGCGATCCGATAGACTTTCGAATCTCCCCAATCACCTGTTTTCATTATACCCTCTGCTGGTATTTGTACATTCATCGTAGCACCTCTAGTGTTGAAATTTTAGCAATCTTTTCGCCAAAGTCTTCATCTCTACCAATAATATACATTTGACGATCATGTCTGTCAGACTTTGGATCATAGCGACTAAACTCTACAATCTTACCACCTACCGCACTGTATACTTTGAAATTTAAAGTGGGCTCGCTATCAATACTACGCCCAGTGCCAATACTATTGCCACGGCTCATTTTAGTGCTTGGATAACATTCATTTGGCGCATCGTCAGGAGTGTCTCGGTATTCATAAGCCCACCGGCCAATCATTCGTTTAAACCAGTTCATATTTCTTCTCCAAACCATTCATCTACCATTTGTTCTGCTTCTTCTTGTGTAAGAGCAGGTACGAAAATTCTAGCAGGCTGTCCAACTGTATGTTGAATATTGAACTTAACAACTCCTAGAGGAAAACCATTCCAATCTCTTTCAACTACAAATTCTTGCAAATTCTTTGCACGATAGATCAATGTATCTGTTAAGTCTTTAGCTGTTGTCATCTTGGGGCAAACTCCTGTTGTAGTTTAATGTTATCAAAGAATTCTTTCTTTGTATGTGGGTCAGTATTAAATGCACCTTTAAGTACAGTAGTCTGTGTTAGACTAGAGTGTGCCATAATGCCACGATTTTCACAGCAACCATGTGTGGCTTGAATATAGACAGCTACATTCTCGCTATCTGTAGCCTTCATGATTTCTCTGGCGATGTCGTTGCAAAGTTCTTCCTGGAGAGTCCCGCGACGAGCACACCACTGAGCAATACGAGTGTACTTGCTAAGACCAATAAGTTTTTGTGCGGCGATGATGCCAATATAAGCGACACCACTAACGGGCTGATGATGGTGACTGCACATAGAGCGCAACTCGCTACGTACCACCAACATACCTTCGTAACGGTCTTGAGTATCATTTGGAAACGCTGTTGCGTTAGGTGCCGGATCATATCGACCTCCCATTACTTCGTTAAAATACATCTTAGCCAATCGCTTGGCTGTACCTCGACTGTTAGGATCATTCTCTCTATCAATAAGCAAACGATCTAACACTTGTTCAAAAGCTTCTGTTGCTTCGTTAATTAGGATTTCTTTATCGCCCTCGTGTAGATAATCACTAATATTATCCCCAGCCCAAAAGCGTTTCTGGTCACGCTTCATCTTAAAGCGTATAGCATCGCCTAGATAGCCTTCTTCATAGCCCTTGTCGTCTATGTTTTTATATGTTACTGATTCAGTCAATTTATTATTCTCCGAGTTAATGACGTGGATGTCTTTGTACTATTATATAGGTTTATTTAGGTTTTTGCAAATAATTTTCAGCTCAATCTCTCGCTTAGTAATATACGACACAGGTCAGCATCCTTTGTATTTTTAAAATGAAAAAACATAGCATCGTGTTTTGGATGAGTTGAATATCTGTTACCTGGCAATCCAAATACTTCTAATACCATAGCACAAGTTTCATTCCACCAAAATTCGGTTTGCTTATCATCCCACATAACCGTAACAGTATTAGCTGTTGTTTTCATTTGTTAACTGAGATAATTCGTCAATTAGATATTCTTTATACTCAGTCAGGATAGTAGACTTACGATCATTGCCACCGTCAATTCGCAATTGACGGATATCGTTTTCTACCATCTCTATCTTAGCTTTAAGTTCTTCTATAGATAAGTCACTCATTTCTTAATCCTAGTAGCAATACTGCCGCCGAACAAGATAGCAAAAGCCGCCCAAGTTTCCCATGTTAACGGAATATTCAGTACTGGGAATAAAGTGTTTAAACTCCATATGCCTAGTATAGGACCAATTGCAATGGCAATTACAACTAGTGTAATACCAAAAATTAATTTAATTAAAGCTGATGTCATAACCAAAAATCCTCCCAAGGATAAACCAACCAACAATCTTCTTCTGCTTTGTTCACAGACCAAACATAATAATCAGGATCTTTAAACTGACTTGATTGATTATGTGTTAATACTGCGAAACGAACACTATCACCCCAGATACTTTCCCATTTGGGATCATCCGGAAAACAACCGCTAGGCCAATCATTCTTAATCCAATTGATAGTAGATCCTTGATCATTAATATCGTCAACGATAAGAATCTTCTTGCCTTCGAATGCATCTTCAGCCATACCTAAATTACTAACAGTGTCACCACCATCTCGTAGACTAATGTCTAGACTGTTCATCTTAATGCCTGTATATTGACTAATCAAATTAGCAGGCACTAGTCCACCACGGCCGATACCGACAATATAGTCAGGCCGCCAGTAATGATTGTGCATTTGTCTAGCAATATCTAAACAAGCACCTTCTACTTGTTGCCAAGTATAGTAGATCTTCTTCATAAGGTTAAACCGTATGCCAACGCTTGTAATTCTTCTTTAGTCATGAAGAAGTTGTATGACTGACTGTCTTGTACTTCACCGTCTTTTAAACTTTCTTGAATAAGGTCAAGACTAAACAGGCCCTTGGGACTGAGTACTTCATGCTTTACCATGCGTACTCTAAATCCTTCGCTTTCCTTAACTGTCACTTCTTTGCGTGTATGCGCAACTGATTCATGTAGTTCCATCATTCATCTCCTTTAATTGCTTCAAATGTTCTGTATTTTCCCAATGCGTTGATATAGTCATCATACAACTTCTTCAACTTTGGATGTTTCTTTTCTAGTTTAACATCTCTTTCGGGAATTTGCAAGACTTTTTCAATTGTGTTTAACCGTTCTTCTAAATCAATACCGTTGATAACCATATTACCTTTAACTTCTATAGTAGGAGGATTTGTTTGATTAATTCTTAGTGCTTCATTTGGTACCGTAGTGCCATTAGTCCAACTTGTGCCATTTCCGGTTGATGTTAAAAATGTACCTGTATTATTGGTTGTATAAACCTGTCCGCTTAACTGCGGAGGTACAGCACCGTATAACCCATGCTTATTAATACCAACTACAGCTTCTGGAGGAGTCCTAGCCATTTTGCTTACGTCCCGCAAGATAATTGTCGTTGTGTACCCATTTGTTATCAACAAGGAATCCCCATTGACGTTTGTGTGGCCCTGGCACAAACAACGTCCATGCAGTTACACCTGGTTTTAATTCTACTCTATGATAACTATTGGGTTTACAAATGCGGAAATGGCCAGGCCCACGCCAGTAGCGTATTTCATTAATCTTTTCACCCAGTGTATTAAACACAGGTACCCACTCGTAATAGCCACCACTTAAAATAAATGTAGCATACGGCCACGGATGATCATGCACATCATCTGGGTCTCCTTTTAGAAATTTGTGGATGTACACATTAAAACCGGTATGTTGTCTGGTATTAAACAGGGGATAATAACGTTCTAAATATGGTTCGTTATCAATACGATCCATAATTACACGTTTACGACCTTTACGGTCTAGCCAATTAAGGCCGAGGTCTCTGATCTTTTGGAGTATCATAATGATCCCTTACTAGTTTATAAGTTGTTTTAAACTTTTCAAATGCAATCTTTAATCCAGGATACTCTTCACACATCTTTTGTATTTTATCAAAGTCTGGAAATTGATCAACCCAGTCTTCTCCATTAAATATACCAGTGAGATTAATACTGTTAATGCTAGGTATACATGCACTAGTACTAATAGTGTAAGTTGACGGACTATTAACGTATGCATAGTTTGAGGTCATTCCAGTGCCACCGGTAAATGTTATAGTGTTTGACGAAGTTCCACCATTGATAGTAGTTAGTGGTTGATATTGATAACAAGTAGCCGGCAAACTATCATCGTATTTGAAAATAATGTTATCAGTTATCTCGAGAGTATCCTCAACGGTATCTTTATATGCTGAACTTTCTCTAAGACTACGAATGAATTCTTGAACAGAGTTCTCTGGCGGAGAAGAATTGCTCATGTAATTGTTCCTTTTGTTTGTGTATGCTTGGAATCCTTGTAGAATAATTATCCATATGTTGGATTATTTCTTTACATAGATCTGGACGATATACTGTGTATGCATCAAAACTTTCAGTCCATTTGCTCGGATATTTAAATGTATCCAAATACATTTCGCTATAACTAAGTCTGTCAGGCACCATAGGAATAGCATCTACTACAGCACCTTCATAACAACTAATACCTAGTGTTTCCTGCAAGTTAGCACTGAATACCATCTTTGCTTCACCTAGCAAATTATGATATTCATTCTTAGTAAGTTGTTGATCCTGACATACTACAAACTCATATTGTGGCAAGTGTTCTTTTAGGTCACGGAATATTTCAACTTGCTTTTCCGGAGCGATTCTATGCGGAAATAGTATAAGATCACGTTTAGGCATACCTTTATATGGAAGCAATGTGTCTTGCATATATTCCATGGGCCAGCCTGTGCGTACAATCTTTGGTTCTTCACCGTTTAGAATTTCTTCTAAATGTTCGCTATACCAAGGATTTTCTGTAGGATAATCATTTAGTAAATTTGTATAGAACATTTTGATATGGAAATCAGTAGCAAAGTAGTTATGATCAAATGCGTGGAAGAAACTCTTTTCGGCGTTTCTAACCCAAGGTTTATTGCCAACCAATCGACCCAGAAAGTCTTGAGGATCATATGAACCAGCATGCCATAGTCCGTGTGTGGTTACAGGTATGCCCAGCAACTCACTCATATACTTTAAATTTATAATGCCCGGATGCCAAGCATCAGTAAAAATAAAGTGGTCGCCGGGATGAACGGATCCGCTACAAAATAAACGGCCCATTTGTTCAACTTGGCGAGACTTGTATATATTGGTGCCACCAAAATTAAGAAAAGCACCAGGAGTAGTGGCTGTAGGAATATCTTCAGGGCCAGCGATAATTTGAACATTGTGTCCTGCCTTTTTAAGTAAAGCAGGTACATGAGACTTCCATTGCCCCGTGTACCTGGTTTCAACAGCTTCTAAGTCAACCAAGAAGACAGTCATTATCCCTCTTGCTTCGCAGGATATCTTGGGTTTTTACCCATGTATGGTTTGCGTTCGCCTGTAAACGTCTTTTTAGGACGACGACTCTTGTCAAAGTTT